ATATGTCGTCAATAGGCGTTTCATCAGATGTTAAATATTCCTTCATACTGTTAATAAATTGTTTCAAATCTCCCTTCTTATCCCATAATTTGCATGAAATATTTTTGATAGTTTTATTGTAATTTGTGAACTTACAATCTGTAAAATATTGAATGATATCAATCATTCTTTTTTCATCGATTGGTTGATTGGTAGTCGCATAAATATACAATAATTCACTTGTCTCTAATTCATCGTCTACGTCATAATTTATATTGTTTGATAAGAAATGTTTCATATCATTTATGACACGAATGTCCTTGTGAAATATAGACAAGTATCTATAATTATTGTCGTTATACTTAACGTATTTTTTAACTAGCTGATGCAAATTGTCTTTTTTAGAGAAAAGAGATGGAATGTTATTTTCTCTTAAAAAACGATACCATAAATAGCTCATATTTTCATAACTAATACCAGAAGATACAGTGTCTGTATTTACTTCTAATTGGTTCAAACAAAAATTCTCCACAATTTGTTTTATAGAATTATTTTTAAGATACAATATTGTTTTACTGTCCTTATGATGATTCAAATATCCTTCAGCATTTACATACCGTCTTGAATAATGTATACATACAGCAAACAAATCAATCGCGTGTCTATTTAGAAAATCATTCCATAAAAACATCTGATTTTCGGAGGTTGACTTCAATACCCTATGATATCCTAAATCAATGTATTGGTCTATTGTATCGCATATGAAGCGCGAATCGCGGGGTTCTAGGTAGTTAATCCCCAATGCGGTCTTTATTATTTCTTTAAACGAGACAATAAAATCCATTAAATTATTATTGATACAATATTTTACACTTGTTGGTTTTTTTAACACAATGTCGCCAACAATACAACAGAAATATTTAGCATCCTCTTTTGAATTAAAAAAATATGTTGTCAGGTATTTAATAATACTTTGAATAGTAAATGACTCAGGAAGACACTTAAACATTGTTTGGCCCTTCAATTCATTCAATATTTCAGTTTGAATATCGAATTTATACGGACTTAAGTTTTGGTGTTCTGTTACTTCATTGTATATTTGTTTACATAGTTCGTCTTCTTCGAATATTTTATAATGTTTCATATTGTAATGAATGAATATATCTGTGTCTTTTATGTAATAAAAAATATTTTCGGTACTTGATAGAAATTTATTAACAAAATAGCATTTTTCTTTCTCTATTTTCTCAATATCGCCTATGTCTCTGTGTATTTTGTCGAGTTGAGTGACAAATCCAGTGTTTATATAATCACATATACCCTCTAATACAATGGTATTATTTGAGTATTTTTCAATTAATTTATTGAATTTTGTATTAATGTTGTTTATTATTGTAATATTTGAGGTTGACATTTATATTAAAATACTTAATATCTTTTAATATTTAGTTATTAAATATTTAAATTAATTTTGTCGAATAACATAAACATATGGTGCAGATACAGTATGATTGATATCAAACATACTATACAAATAAGAAAATATGTTAATACATCATATTATATTGGAATTTAGGAACACTGGATGCCTTAGACATTTATTAACTCCATATCGTGTTTTATCGTAACATATCGTTTTAATTAGGAAGGATAAAATAGTATCATATTTACTTGTAGGAACTGTATTATTATAAATAAACAGCCTTTTGCTTAATATACGATTAATGGATATTAAAGATTGTTTGTATTTATTTCTATCGGCAACCTCGAATAAATGAGAGTTGTTAAACAGCATATACATTATAACCCCTATACTCCATACATCCGTTTTAAGTGTAAGATATGTGTCTAACAACACCTCTGGGGACGCATATCCAACCGTCCCGATATAATTGGTTAACTTTACAGCATTACCATCTTCCAACACACGTGATAATCCAAAATCGAACAGTTTTATTTCATTTCGTGAATTTATAATTATATTTTCTAATTTAATATCCGCATGGATAATATTGAATTTTTGTAAATGTTTCACGGCAAGAAGCAGTTGATAGACTATATGGATAATTTTACTATAGTGGTAATTACTTTGTAAATTTTCAAATAATTCACGTCCATTACAATATTCCATTACAATGTAGTACTTCGTAAGATTTGAATACCGTTTGTAATGCGAACCAAAATATTTGGGGAGATATTTATTGTTTTTGTATAATTTCATAATATTTATCTCTCGTTCAAATGTTTTTTTGCTATGTCCTAATTTACAAGCATATATTTGGTTATTGTCGGTATATTTATACACTGACGCAGACCCTCCATCACCTATTTTTTCCCGGAGATTGTATTGGTCGAAAATTATATTGTTTACAGGATTTACTCTGTATTTTCCTATAATTTGCCTTGAATTATGACTTCTTGGTACTACGTCTGTAAACATGCTCTTATTATTATTTTTATTCTTAAAGCAGCAAAATAATTTATACATACTTATATCTATTATCGTGAAATATTAATATATAAATATCTTCAATTTATTAAAATAGATGCGTTTGATTAATAAATATTTTTAGTATTTAAAGATTATTGCGAATTTAATATATTATGAGTGATAGTACGAATGTATTGGAAATTAAAACTATACAGATACCCCCATTCAGGACGTTAATGACTGCTTTGAAAGACATCTTGTTGGAAACTAATATAATTTTTCAACAAGATGGTATTAGGATAGTTAATATGGATAAATCACATACAATATTGGCACATCTATTTTTACAGGCAGATAAATTTGAATATTATTATTGTAAATATCCGAAGATTGTGATTGGAGTAAATATGTTTCAATTATTCAAGCTAATCAATTCAATTGATAACGATGATACCCTTACCATTTATATTGAGGAAAATGATTATAATGATGGGATCGTAGATTTACTGGGATTGAAATTTGAAAATGGTGACATTAAACAGTGTAAAGACCAGAAATTAAGATTAATTGAACCCGACGACGATGATTTGGAACTCCCCAAGATAAAATATTCTTCCATTCTCAATATGCCTTCGAGTGATTTTCAAAAAATCGTGAGGGATTTGAGTAATTTATCAGATAGATTAGAAATTAAATCCGTTGGAAATGAATTAATTTTTAGTTGTAATGGTCCTTTTGCTTCATGTACACTTCGTCGTTCGGAATGCGATGGAAATATGGAATTTATTCAAAAACAAGGAAACGATGAAATTATACAAGGTGAATTCTCGTTGAAAAACTTGAGCTATTTCATCAAATGTACAAATCTATGCAATAGTATTGAAATGTATCTTGAAAATAACATTCCATTGATAGTAAGGTATAGCGTTGCGTCTTTAGGCGAGATCAAATTATGTTTGGCGCCACTACCATCATTGTAATTATTTAATAAATTGTAGACAGTATAATTTATTAAATAGAACATAAATAACATCTTTATTGTAGTGTTAGATTTTCTCTCTTCTTATTTTATATGAGCGATATAAATGTTCCAATAAAATATGTTCCAATAAAATTAACAGATAAGGATAAAAAACAACAGATATTGGAATTAAAAAAATCAAGAAGACGATATAAGAATAAAAAATATTACACCCGTAAAAAGGTAAAATCATTTAAGTCAAAAAAAAGCAAACATATTACTAATGCTGAGCGGATATATAAATTAAAAAAAATAAAGCCTAGTACAGAGTTAAGCAAGGCAACTGGGTGCTCTATTGAAGGACTGGAAAAAATAGTTAAGAAAGGGCAGGGGGCATATTTCTCTAGTGGCAGTAGACCAAATCAAAGTGCACATTCATGGGGTTACGCGCGTTTGGCAAGTGCTATAACAGGTGGGAAATCTGCCGCCATTGATTATAAAATATTGGAAGAACATTGTGATAAAAATGGAAAAGCAATGAAGTTAGGCAATTTAGCAAAAAAGAAGCATGGATATGGAACAAGGCGAGTTGCTAAGATAAAGGGATGTAATAAATCAAATAAAAAGAATAGAGTACAAATGAAGAAAAGAGGCAAATATCATTTTCCCGATTTTCCCGATTTTACACCAAATTTGAGTCCTCGCGATATATTTAATAAAGGGAGTTTTGGTGGCACGTATTGGAGACCAATCGATAGTACTTTTTATAAAACAACATTGAAAAACCAACACAAAAAATATCCAAGTCAATGGTGGAAGAATATACCAGAAGAACATTTGACTAAGAATATGGATGATTATGATATTAATATAAATAAATATAAAGTAAAAGTTGGGACTAGTTTACAGTTTTGGGAGGACAAAGGCTGGATTGTAAAAGAAGATCCGTATGGATGGGTCCAATGGTATTGTGAATTTTTTATGGGAAGACGAGGCGATGATGATGAAAGACAGATAAGTAGATGGAAAAAATTAGCAGGTACAAAGGGTAGATTTAGAAAATGGCTTGTGACTCAAATTATGAAAAAAGGAACTCAAAAAGATTGGAACAATCATTCAATTAGCCCTGCCATCAGACAAACCTTACAGCATTGGGGGTATAAATTAACAAAAAAAGATTTCGATTTGGAGATAAGAAATCGAAAATAAGTTATATTTTAATAAAAATATACTTAGTTATAGTATAGTAAAATGACATCTTATCCAAATTTTAGATACTGTGTATGGTTGTTGCCTGACGATGAATATTTGTATAACATTAATAGACAAATCACCCCCCATATTTCTGTAAAAACGAATTTAAGCCTCGCAGACGCTATAAATTTACATAATAATGTTTACAAAGATATAAATCATACTAAAATACATGCAAAAATAGATGACAATTTTTTAATATCAAACGATAATGGGCTAACTTCTTTGTATTATAATGTATTGTATGGAGACCCAAGAGAAAAGCCTGTATGGTGGCCCGATGACGCACGTATGTCATTTATATATAAATATAACGAAGGTATTACAGAAAATGAGAAAATATATATGAATATACAACCAATCGACCATCACACGACCTTTAGAAATCCTTGTATCACTCTATGCGACGGGCATTACGGTAAATGGGATATTATTAAGATGTAATTGTAATGAAAATCAAATCAAAACAAATCAAAATCGTATTTTTATTAATATAATATTGTATTTAATATTATATTAATGGCTGAACTTACCGAAGACGTAACGGTTGTATTAAATTATTACAATAAAAGTGCTAAGTTATTGAATTCACAAATGATGGCACTTAAAAACCAAACTATTAAGGCAAAGTGTATATGGGGATGTTTTTTAGGATGCAAGGACGATACATTATTGGACGCATTTTTAAAGTGGAAGGATGAATTTACAAATATTTATCACATTACATCGGATTATAATTTTAAATATATAGGACGTTATCAATTGGCATTAACAGCGCCTACTGAGTATGTAATTGTTTTGGATGATGATAGAATACCTTGTCCCGACTTTATAAAAAAAACAGTTGAAATTCTCAAATCTCAAGAATGTATTGTAGGACAATATGGATGGATATTAGACGAAACTAATATGGATATTAATGGTTTGTTCGTGTTTCCTGGTTGGTATCATCGAAACAAAAAAATGATGGATTATGTTTATTCAAAATATGATTTTTTTTCAGATAATAAAAAGGCAAATATAGATGCTTCATTCAATATATGTGATAATTTATTAAATAATTTTGTACCGGATAAAGAATCAGATTTGATTAAAGTTGATTATTTGTGCGGTGGACTGTCGTTTCGAAAATCAACATTGTATAAACTATTCACGGAGACAATACATACAGTTGATACTGGCGAAGACATTATTTTTTGTTTGAGAGCAAATAATCTAAATATACCTGTGTATTATCATGACCCTGAACGAAGCGAGTTGTTGGAAACACGAGATGAAAAAATAACATCTACCAGTAGCCTTTCAATATATTTGAAGAGAACTGAATTGATACGTAAAATGAAAAATATAACCAATCAATAATATTAATTTTGAAGAATAATAATATTAATTTTGAAGAATAATAAT